CGCCCGTGAGCAAGCCGCTCGTATCCGTCAGCATCACCATATCATAGAGGCCACTGAGTAGTGGGTCGAAGATATCGCGGTCAATATTAGCAGCAACTGTCTGGAGGATCTTAGAGGCATTGCTCATAAGCATCGACAGACCACTGGCTGTGCGTCCAACTGATCCAGCCGAACCGCCGGTCATATACCGTGGTACGGCGCTAAGCTCATCTGCCATATTAATGAGGTTAGTGTAGATCGCCATCAACTCCTGAGCATTGGAGCTTGGCTGGAAGAAACTAACAGGCGGTGCGCCATTATTACCCATAGGATCACTGGTCATATGCCAGCGCTTCCAAGGATAAAGCTCTTCACCATCCTCATCATCGGCAAGTCTGTCGTCGTTGACGACGACCTGTGGCCCAGAGGCGATGCTCATATTATTGACGAGCGCGCGAAGCGTTGCGTTACTTACGTCTTGGATGTCCGCTAAAATGTCCGGCAAGCCATTGCCAACAGGCGTGCCAGGAACTTTCTCGAAAGACGTAACGTAATATTGATGACGTTTGCGAGGGGAGGGGGCAAGCTGCACCTTAATAATGTGCTTGCCGATCATCCAAGCCTGCACAAAATAATCTCGTATTGGATCAGGGATCTGTTCTTCAGTCAGTCCTTGCTCAAGCAGAAGCCTGCCTTGGACATTTCCCTGAAACTCTAAGCAAGATATCAATCCCGACCGATTGATATGCGGATTTTCGCGGCTTTCATGGACAGCGCGTTCTTGATCGACAATATCCCAATTGTCGTTAAGCCCACCACGCCCATACTCATCAAGGACTGCACGAACAGCATCATGGTTATACCCCGGCAGATCGAGAAGATCGTTCAGATCCGCGCGGGTTACGCGCGACCGTTCGATCACACTGGCGTCTTCGATATCGGAAACGCCCGGTGTCCAATAAATATCGAATGGGGAAACACGCTGCCAAAACAGCTTAGGCTTGTTAGTTGTTGAAGGTTGTCCGCCCTGCCACTCAACTTCAGGCACAATCCGAACGACTGGCCCTTTCATAACTGCATATGGGAAGAGGGGCAGGTCAACGATGAACTCAGCGAGCGCTTTATAGAAGCCGCCCTCTGAGAGAAGCTCATCGAGTTTGTCCTCTGCGATGTCCGCTTGTTGCGCCGCTTTTTTCTTCGCAGCTTGCCGCGCAGCTTCAGTTAGCTGTTGCATCCGATCCCGAATATTTGATGGATCTGGCGGCTGACCAAGTTGAGTAGCACTCTGCACCTCAGCGTTTACGAGCTGCTGAATAGCCTGATGGATCTGCTCTGGTACATCCGGGTCAGGATTAGGCGACAGCGCCCACGAACGATCTGTGCCCAGATAAACATCTCTTAAAAGTGAAGATGCGCCGCGCGCTTTAACTGCAACAATGCGCGCATAAACAGTTGAGCCGCCGAACTTCTGGATCATATCCAGCTGCTCAGGCGAGTACTGCCCATTGAAGCAACGCATGGACTGAAGAAGCCGATTGGCCCAGCCAGATTGCGGGTTGTCACGATGAAGACGCATGATGTCGTATTGGGATCTAATGAACCCACACAACTCACTATATTGGTCTTCAGTTGTTTGAGCCGCCGCTCGCGCGTCGTTCTTTGCTCGCTCTGCAGCGTCCATAGTCGCGTTAGTTACAACGCGTAAGATATTGCCGCCAGGGATTGCGCCTTGCATCATGTTTATTTTTATACTACATTACCTAAGCAGGTAAAAGCCGAAAATTCAACAAACAGGACATCATGCCCTCGGCAACCGCTCCCAAGGACACCGATAAGCTCGTACGCGAGTTCGCGTATCAAGTCGCTACTGAGGTCGATACCTACGATAATATCTGCAAATCGTTCGGTCTGTCACTCAAAGAAGCAGATAAGATTACGCGACATGCGAGTTATTCGCAATACCTAACAACAGCTCGCGCTGAATGGGCAGCTGCACATAACACTCCTGCACGCGCAGAATTAAAAGCAGCACGCGCAACAGAAGAAGCGATCCCCGCAATCTACGCATTTATTCATGATAAAGACGCTCCAGGCTCCGCAAAAGTTGAGGCGTTTAAAGCGTTAGGACGCCTTGGTAGAGTAGGCGAACGCACAGACAAATCAGGCGTGAGCGGAGAAACTTTAAAGATAACAATTAATTTGGGGGAAGATAAAAAATTAGAGATCGAAAAAACAATCCCCACAAAAATTATCGAACACAACGAAGCTGAGTTCGATAATGCCTGAGTTAAATTATACAGCCCCGCCTACAGGGGCGCGTATGATGAAAAGCGAGAGCTTTGGTCGTCTGATTGCTGGCCCAGTTGGTTCGGGTAAAACTGTTTCTTGTATCTTTGAGTTGTTTGTTAAAGCCTGCACGCAAGACCCAGGCACGGATGGGCTTCGTTATACACGTTTTGCTATCGTCCGACAGACGCTCTCTCAGCTAAAACAAACAGTTCTGAAAGATATTCGCTCGTGGCTTAAAGATGTCAGCGAATATAAAGTGTCAGAAAATACCATATATATTACAGCAGGCGACGTACGCTCAGAATGGATTTTAATTCCGTTAGAAAATCCTGAAGATCAGCAACGTCTTCTCTCATCTCAGCTCACTGGCGCATGGATGTCAGAAGCAATTGAGATGGACTGCGGACTGGTTTCAGCACTCTCTGGCCGTTGCGGTCGTTATCCTTACGGAAATCTGGGGATATGTTCTTGGCGCGGGATTATTGCTGATACGAACATGCCGACAGAGGGCAGCGACTGGCATACTTTTATGGTGTCGCCACCACCGAACTGGCAAATATTTATCCAACCATCTGGCCTATCGCCAGAAGCTGAGAACCTAGACTGGCTCGAACAAAATAAGCAAACAATAGAATTACCGCTCGGTCATCCAGATCGACGCGCGCAGGGACGCAAATACTACGAGCGACTATCGCAAGGTAATAATGAAGACTGGGTGCGACGATATGTCGAAGCTCAATACGGCAACGATCCGTCCGGCACGGCGGTGTTTAAAGCCAGTTTCAAACGCTCATTTCACGTCGTTGATAACGTCGAACCCGTCTCATCCAAACTGATTATTGTCGGTCAAGACTTTGGCCGCGACCCTTGCTCTATAATTACACAGCTCGATCACAAGGGCAGGCTCCTCGTTCTTGAGGAAGTTATCGCTGAAGACATCGGCTTGGAGCAGCACATTAAAATGGGGCTGCGTCCAGCTATATACTCAGAGCGATATTTAGGACGCCCTATCGCTATCGTTGGCGATCCAGCTGGCGCGAACAAGTCCACGCTCTACGAGGAGAATGAGTTCGACGTTTTGAAGCGGGAAGGCTTCTCAGCAATGCGCGCTCCAACGAACAAAATCGAGATGCGCATTAGATCCGTTGAGAAGTTCCTCCTAGAAGCGCGTCAGGGTGAGCCTGGGATCATCATAGATGGCTCCAGATGCCCCAATCTTGTCCGCGCGCTGGATGGTGGCTATCGCTTTGGTAAGACACGCACAGGGCAGCGCAAACCCACCCCAGACAAGAATGCCTACTCACATATCTCCGACGCCCTGCAATACGCTTGTTTGGCAGCGGGCGGGGGGCAATACGATCAAATCTCTGGACGCATCATGCGGTCAGGACAGAAACGCTCAGAAATGACGCGACGTAGATTTTCTGCATTGGCTTGGACTTAATGGAGACGGCTATGCGTGATGATGACGACGATTTTTCAGACATCGAAACGCCAGAATACGATGAGCCGCCGTTAGATCCAGTTGCAGCAAGAGCTGAAGCGACGTGGCGGGGCATAGCGTTGCTCGATCACATCAAAGATCCAGAGCTAAAAGCAAAGGGTGTGCTTATGCTCGATGCGATACGACGCTCGTTTAAGACGCTCCCAACTGGCGATCTTACGCAAATAACTGGCGGCAAGAGCTAAGTTACATCAAACCAACTAAGCTGACGTTTCAAATCTTTGATCTCGCGCTTGAGGAGTTTTATCTCCTCACCGCGTTTATCATAACGTCTTTGTAGTGTTTTGAGTGAGCCTTTAGTGCCATAGTATTTGTCGAGAACAACTCTAACATCTGCATTGAGTTTGTTAATGAGTTCTTCATACTTGTCCATGACCCACCTGTTAATTTTTTATTAAGTGTTTTTATGTTGAGATGGCATCTCATCACGCGGGCCGTGTGCAGCTTTTGTTTGATGCTGATACTTGCCTGCATAGGGACGATCAGTTGCTTCATCCAACCAATGGAAAGTGAACTGACAAATTGGATCGCCAGCTTTAATGTGGATAATGTCGCTTCCTAAGTTCACTAACTCAAGCGTAGCATTGCCCTTAAAGCCTGGATCAAACAGCGTGTTGAACGCCGACACGAACACACGCGCATATGTGCTTTTATCACATACGTAACCCACAACATCAGGTGGAATATTAAAGTCCTCAACAGTATGAGCGAGGGCATGAGGGGAGGGGAAGTTGGGAAGTTTTGTTTTCCATAAATCCATTACTGTCTGCACATGATAATTGCGATTGGCGCGCAGCAAATCAGATAAAAGATAAACAGGGTTTGGCCCAAGTGTTAGATCATGCGCAATACGCACATCGTAACTTGCTGCAGATAGCCCGTATGATTTTCCATTCACAACGCACTTATCTTTTACGAATGGCGTAATCATTGGATGGAGTGTATTGGTGCAAAGCGCGAGTATGCTCTGAGCGCAAAGTTGAGACATTTTTATTTCTCTCTTTTATTATTTTACGTTGACCGTAACACTATGGTTTATGTTTTACGTATCCCGTAAAACGCTCATATTGTCTAAGCTCTGATTTAAGTTTTGATGCAGCGTTCACAATATCTGCAATGGATAATTGTTGATTCGCACCGAAGCGCGTTGCAGACGCTTCAATGATCGGCGCGCTCTGACCCTCAACAAATATAATGCGCACATGCGCTTCGAACATCGCTCGATATGGACGATTAACCCCCGACATGGTGTTACCTGCGTAGGTTACTGCCCTAGTGAAAATGCTTGTCATACGACCTAATAGAGTATGCAATTTTCTCATCAGGGAACTGCACAGCTGCAAAACTGGCTTCTTCACGCGAGACGCAATGTCCGTTCTCGTCGTGCCAGCTGTCCACCGGCCATACTTTGCCGTCCGACATGAGGACATACGAACCTCCCACACTCACATAGTCAGGGAACGCACCGGGGGCAGGCGGGCCGTCTGGGATTACTCTCTGGATATCCTCATAGTTGTCCCAGATATGTTTAGCTGCGCCCACACAAGCGAGAAGTTTATCAAGAAGCAAATATCGGGACATCTTTACCCTCCGTCTCCTCGTGAGAGGCGGGGTGCGTGTTGTCCGCTATCCATGCGCGTATGTCGGGTAGGGTGTAGTATATTGAGCGTCCAAGTTTGACGTACTTTGGCCCCGCCCCATTAGACCGCCACCATTTGACCTTTGAGAGTGGCTCATCGAGCATCATTGAGAACTCAATCTCGGATATCAGCTCAACTTGCGCACGCATGGCGCGCGCCCAATTTCTCGACCAGTCCATATTCTCTTCCGACATCACGTCCTCATTACCGCCAACGCAAGAAGTGTACGGGCTTATACTCTGCACGTAAAGTAACAGTATGGATATTATTACGTACTTATCTTGCGGTAATACGCCGCTAACTGCATAAGGGCATCACGATGCTCCCGCTCGTAACGCGACTGGTTATATATCCCGGCAAGTTGTGAGTGCGGCTCAGCGTGCCCCAACACTATCTCCACAATATGGGGTGCCACCCCCATCCCACCCAAGAGGGTAGCACTGGTGCGTCTCAGGTCGTGACGCTGCCACCCGTTAGTATGGGTTAAGGCGAACATCCGTTTCTGCCATCTGTCCCAGTTACTCAATGCAGGCTGGAATAGCGCACCCGTCCTCGCCCTAAAGGGTTCAAGCAGCGCAACGACATCCGGCACGAGAGGCACAACTAACGCTCGTCCGTTTTTGCAACGCTCAGCTGGTATCGTCCACACAGCGCGTTTGAGATCAAACTCATCAAGAGATGCTGCACACACTTCTTCTCTGCGTGCGACGGTGAGGAGCATGAGGCGTACAGCAAGATCGTATCGCTCATATTTGAGCTGCGCGAAGAGCGATTGCAGCTCGGCATCGCTTAGCATACGATTGCGTTTGCGTTTCACGCCGCGCGGCTGCTCAATCTCTCCACCTTTAAACGCACACATCCCACGCTTAGCAGCCCATCTCAGCATGGGCCTCAAATAGCGCACACAGGCGGCTGCAGATGACTTGCTGGGGTGCGCATCAATAACGAGCTGTATCTGCGGCTCAGACAAAGAGGCGAGGGGGATCTGCAGAAGAGAGACGAGCACATGCTCCAACCTGCGCTTCTGCTCGTCCCACCGTTTCAAGGTACCACCATCACACTTCTCATATTCGCTAATGACGCTAGACAGCGTAGGAGCAACGCTGAGTACATTTGAGTTTGCTGAGCTAGGTATGTAGCTCTTTAGCTCCTCATACTTCTCAGCGGCCTTCCTACGGGCGTCTGAGAGTGTAACGGTTGGGTAGTCACCCAGATTGAATCGCTTGCGAATTTTTTGCGGTCCGACCGTGGCACGCATGACCCAACTGCACCCGAGAGGGCCACCACAGAGCGCTAATCCTGGTGTTGCGCCATCCCGCAACTCGAAACGCTCTGCGCCTTTACGCTTGGAGATCGCAGTGTTAATTCTGGACTGGTGTAACGGTGTAAGGATCTTGGTCATTTTGGCCTTGCTTTGGCCTTGAGGTTCAAATTGGTTTCGTGATGAGTTGGGGCTCAGCTCAAAACGAGTTCAACCACAGTACGATAGAAAATACAACAATTACAAGAACATTACTCTAAAATTACACGCCTGCAGAAAGAGAAAAATCAATGCGGCTCCGTAGCTCAGCTGGATAGAGCAACTGCCTTCGAAGAATTAAACACACCCCATAAAAACAATAACTTACTATTTTTTTGGCCTTATTTTGGCCTTGCGTTCCAGCCACCCCCCAGCGTTTTTGTATCAAAACAATACATATTTATATGTATACAAAAAAGTTATTTTTTTCAAAATATATTTTTAACATCCCTGAAAAGCCGGTGCCACGGTGGGGGGCCGTCAGTCCATATACCCCCCCGGGGGCCCCCCCTCCTAACCTGTGCAGGTTAAACCCCTGAATTTTCTCGGCTTTATACCTCTCGCTATGGTGTAGAGAGTGAACATCACAGGGTTAAAACTGAGATACCGCTCGCTCTTTATGTCGAGAGACCCCGGTATGCCTATTGAGAGGCGCGGAAGGCTTGACGGCTGTTTGACATTGTTATCGTGCGGTTTGTCTGAATAGGGCAGGACGCCATGAGCCTCTAGCGACGACGCGCTTAGCAAGCGCCCTAGCTATGAACGCCTCCGGTGCAGCCCGGAAAGCATAATTAACGCTGCCGACGAAACGTGTCGCGGTAAGAACATGCCGTAGCACCGGCCCGGACAAGTTGGGTGCGCTCATTACAAGGCGCGACGTTTGCAATAGTGCAAACTGGACAACCCCCAATGCGAAGGGTGCGACACGTGGAAGCAAATAATTGCCCTACGAAAGTGGGGCGTTAGGCAATTTAACGCCAAAACCATTTAACTTTACAAGGTAACTAGCCATGAAACTTTTATCTAAAGCTGATCTTCGCCTTGCTGCATTAAATTCCGATGTAGCAATTCAACGTATCGCCATGCGCGAAGTTCGCAAGTCGGCGGTGCGCGCTATTATTAACGACCCAAAAAGAGGTATCAAAGATCATGCGGTGCGCGCGCCGCGCATCTCAAAAACGGGTGGCGACTTCAGACGCTTGCCACCTGCAATCATCGCCGCAATAGTTCCGGCAGGAGAGCAGCGCCTAATTAAGGGCTGAACCAATTGTGGCAAAATTGTGTGGAATTGCGTGTGACACTAATGTGACAAAATTATGTGCAAAGAGAACCTGCATTATGTGGGTTCTCTTTCTCTATTTATATATTGTATTTACTAATTACTAATTACTAAAAGTGATAACCCCCTGAGAAAATTTTTTTTCTGAAGGGGTGGAAGGTTTTCCCCTTCCACCCTTTCCCATTTTGATTTTTTCGAGCATAGTAATTAGTAATTATTAAGTCATTGATTTTTAAGCCTCAGAAAATAACTACTATAATAGTAATTAACTGCCGAAAATCGCGTGGAACAGATTAAGAACATTGTCAGTAGATCAAAAGCAGAACAAAGTATTACAGTTCAAAATCCACATAATTTCGCCACAATTCAAACTGGCGGCATAATTCAGAAAGATGCAGGTATGAGGGAATATATGATTGAGGTTCACTGCCTTAACGAACCTACGCAGGTAAAGAAAATCACCGCAAGCTCTCGTGCAGAACTGCAAATAAGATTGACCCGCGCCTTTTGTTCAATGCGTAGGGCCAAGGTCGCCTTGCCAAAGGTGACACGTTTCGCATGGCTATTGTGGGAATACGAGCAACCCATAACTCACACCATAACAAGCCGTGTGGATGTAACCATTAACCCATGTAACCTTATGAGGTAACACCATGACACACTTACAGCACTACGGTTTGCTCTTAGAGCTACGCACGACGCTTGAAGATATTCTGTATGAGATGGTCATAGTGCCAGAGCACCATATATCTCCAGAACTAGAATCGACGCTCAACTATGCTCATGCACTAATAAACGACGATGAGACGCTTGCTATCTTTAAGCAGCATAACCTAACCTAACCTAACGAGGCTTCGCCTCTTAACCTTATGAGGTAACACCATGACAGACAACACGCTCTATATTCTCGCTGCATTCTTTGCAGTGTGTGACGCGCTCTTGGCCGGTTATGTCGCTGCGATGTTCTTTG